AGAACAAAAGAGAGGCAAGAAGAGTTGCTCTCTAAAGGTGCAACCAAGACAAGGTTCTCTAAACATATCGATGGTAAAGCAGTTGATTTAGCTCCTTATCCTATTGATTGGGAAGATAGAGAAAGATTCCATTATATGGGTGGTATGCTTCGTGGTATCGCACAACAGTTAGGAGTTAAAGCAAGATGGGGTGGAGACTGGGACAGTGATGGTGAAATTAAAGATAATAATTTTGATGATTTAGTTCATATAGAGATAAGAGAATAATGGCAAGATTAACAAATAACAAAAGAGCTCAAATTAACAAACAGCTTTGGGAAAGAGCTAATAATAGTCATAGGCAAAGATGGCAAACTCTCAGTCAGAAAGGATATGATTTTTATTTAAATGAGCAACTGTCAAAGTCAGAAACTGATGCATTAGAAGAATCAGGGATGCCCACATTTACAATTAATAGGGTAACTCCAATTGTTGAAATTATGAAGTATTTCGTAACTGCTAATAGTCCAAGATGGAAAGCAGTTGGAGCTACTGGTGATGATGTGGATACTGCACAGGTTCATTCTGAAATTGCTGATTATTGTTGGTATTTATCTAATGGAAAATCTATTTATAGTCAGGTTGTACTTGATTCTTTGACTAAGGGTATGGGTTATTTTCTTATAGACATTGATTCAGATGCTGATCGAGGTATGGGTGAGGTTATGTTTAATAGAGTTGAGCCATATGATGTATATGTTGATCCAGCTAGTAGGGACTTCTTATTTAGAGATGCTACATTTATAATAGTTAGAAAGAATTTATCAAGGTCAAGTCTTATTAATATGTTACCTGATTACAAGTCGAAGATCAAACGGGTATCGAAAAGCACAGAGGCTGTATCCTATTCCGAAAGAGATGTTCATTATCCTCAAAGTATTCAACCAGAAGATATTACAATGGGAGTAAATCTTGATGCTGAAGACGATGATATTATACCATATTATGAAACATATGCCAAAAAGAAGTTTGCATATCGTAATGTATTTATTAGAGTAGTTCCATCACCTGCTGAGATGGAGGTAATAAAGGAGCAGGTTGATGAAAGACTGGAGATGTATAAGAAGGAGATCGAAGTTGGATTAATGGAGAAGGAAGTTGAGTTGAGTCAAGCTGTTGAGGATGGCGAATTAATACCTGAAAGAGCAATACTTGAGTTAGAAAAAGCAAGGAAGATGGCAGCTCAAGGGTTGGAAGAACAGCGTATGATACTTACTTCAGAACTTCAGGAAGCCGCTGAATCAATAAAACAAACAATTATGACTGAAGAAGATTTTCAAATTATACAGGAGAGTGAAGAAGCTAAGAAGAATATAGTTGATGCAGTAAAATTCTATGAGAATCGTATTATATTAACATGTACTGTTGGTGATGATGTATTTTTATATGAGTATACAATGCCAATTAATGAATATCCTGTAATCCCAATTCCTTATATGTATAGTGGGACTCCTTATCCTATGTCGGCTGTTACTCCTTTAGTTGGTAAACAACAGGAAATTAATAAATCTCACCAAATTATGCTTCATAATGCCAACTTAGCTTCTAATTTAAGGTGGATGTATGAAGAAGGTTCAGTGCCAGAAGATGAATGGGAACAGTATTCTTCATCTCCGGGGGCTTTATTAAAGTATAGACAGGGATTCACTCCTCCGACTCCTGTATTACCAGCTCCTATTAACAGTGCTTTTTATACTATAACTCAAGAGGGTAAGGCTGACGCTGAATATATAAGTGGTGTTCCGTCTTCAATGATGGGGTTTACGCAAGATCAACCTGAAACTTATCGTGGATTATTGGCGAATGATGAATTTGGAACTCGTAGATTAAAAGCATGGATGGGGAGTATAGTAGAACCTTGTTTAGAACATTTAGGTAGAGTGTTTCAACAGATGGCGCAGTTTCATTATTCAGTAGAGAAAGTATTTAGAATAGTACAACCAGAAGCAGGCCAATCTCCCCAAGAACAAGAAAAGGAAGTAAGGATTAATATACCAGTATATAATGATTATGGTGATGCGATTGGAAAGTTTAAGGATTATGCATCAGCAAGGTTTGATGTAAGAATTATAGCAGGAGCAACGATGCCAGTTAATAGGTGGGCATTACTTGAGGAATATTTTAGATGGTTCCAGGCTGGATTGATTGATGATATCGCAATGATAGCAGAAACTGATATTAGAAATAAGAAGAGCGTTATTGAAAGAAAGTCAATGTATTCACAGTTACAGGGACAAGTACAGCAGATGGAAGAGTCTATTAAGGATAAAGAAGGAACCATTGAAACATTAGAGCGTCAACTTGTACAGTCTGGTATAAAGATGAAGGTAGGGCAGGCTTCAAATGAGATTAGAAAAGATGTGATCAACACTGCTGGTGAGCAAAAATTATTGAGGGGAATGCTTAGGAGTGAATTTGAAAAATTAAAGGCTGAAATGAAAGCAGAATTTGAAGTAGCGGAAGCCGAAGGGAAGGAAAAAATTGAAAAGGGCAAAGAATAAATGGCTAATTGGAAAAAGAAAAGTTATTCCAGTATGGCGAGAGATGGTAGGAAAAATGGTAGGTGGAAAGATGGAAGCAGTCAAACTCATTATAGGAATAAATCTAATGCCCCTAAAGGAAAAATTGTTCATCATATAGATGGCAATAAATCAAATAATAGTAAATCTAACATTAGACTCGTAAGTAAGTCTGAACACAACAAAGAACATCCTGAAAAGGGTGGCAGAAGGAAGTGTAAGAGTGGCTTTACTTGGAGTAAAAAAGCAAAAACATGTGTAAAATTATAGTTTTACTTTTAGCTGTTTTTGTTTTAACTTAGTTAGAGTGAATAAAAAAGGAAATAACTATGAGTAATGAACAACAAGTAGGCAACGCCGATCAGGCCCCTGAAAGTACGACAGCTCAAGATACCGTTATGGGCGCTGTTTCAGACGATTTTTTCGCTGAATTAGATAACAGTGTCAATAGTGGTATAATAGACGAACCTTTACCGTCAACCTCGAACATAAACAGTGATAATACACTATCGAGCCCAAGTGAAGTTCAAACAGGCGAACAACAAGAAAATGTTGAGAGCCTTCAAAAAAGGTATAGCGATTCAAGTAGGGAGGCACGGCGACTTAATTCTCAAGTACAAGAGATGGAGCCGTATTTACCAATTCTTGAAGCTATGCGTGACGACCCCAATTTAATTCAACATGTAAGGAATTATTTTGAGGGCGGAGGTCAGACGCCTCAAAATATGGCAGAAAAACTCAAACTTCCTGAGGATTTTATGTTTGATGCCGATGATGCGTTCTCGACACCCGATTCAGATTCAGCAAAAGTGCTAGGGGCTACGATTGATGGTATTGTCCAACGTAGGTTGAACACAGCTTTACAAGGACAACGATCAGAAAATCAGAAGTTGGCAAAAGAAACTTCATTTCGTCAGAAACATGAGTTATCTGACGGAGAATGGGAAACTTTCGTTGAATTCGCAAAGTCCAAATCACTTGAATTGGATGATATATATTATCTAATGAATCGTAGAAATCGGGACGAGAAAATTGCCGATAATACCAGGTATGAAATGCATAATAAAATGCGTGAAGTGCAAGGTAAACCCGGTTCTTTAGCAACAAAGGGTGGAACACAGGTCGAGGAATCTCCTGATGACCGAGTATTTGAAGCTATATTAGGGTCTGACAGTGAATTAGAAAAAGCTTTTGGTATGTAATAGTACCTTTAGCTTTTAACAATTAACAAAAAGGTGATTAAAAATGGCTGATATTTTTAGTCTTGGAACTTATTCTGATGTAGCATCTTATTCTTCTGATGGAACTTCTAAAGATACTGGTGATCTTCGACGAAAGTATAATTTTGGAGACCGTGTCTCTGAATTAGCTATCGCTCAAGACCCATTCTTTAGATTTGTATCAAAAGTAGCCAAGAAGCCCACAGACGACCCTGAGTTCAAGTTTACTGAAAGACGTCCTTCTTATCACAAGCGATATGCATATGCATGCGGGTTTGTTAACTCAGCAGGTAGTGATGTTTTTGGCGATTCTGAAATTATAGCTACAAATGATGGTGGAGCAGGTACCTCAGTGGCACAAGGCGATACTATCAAAGTGTACTTTGCAGGAGATTATAAGTCTTCTGGTAATCTTCAGAATGTGTACGGAAACACAGCGAATGATTGGTCTGTCGGTGGTACAGGCACAAGACCAGCTTTCTTTCTTCCAGGTCAATTAGTTAAAATTCCTATGACGAGTGCCACCGATGGTACTCTTTGGGGAAAATTCTACATTCTTGGAAAAGTAACAGCAGTTGATGATTCAACTGATGTAGATAGTAAAGAAAACGTTCGCGTAACCATGACTGTCATCAAAGCTGATGATAGTGGTGGAGAACTTGCTGGTTGGCATACTAACAACTTTAGCCCTTCTGGTGATTCAGCGGGTGATGAAGTTGTTGCTGATAAAAGTATCGCATTGGTACTTGAATCTGCTAGATCATATGTAGTAGGTAGTGCGCATGGACAAGGAACTGGATATCCTGAAACTTGGAAAGATCAACCTTTCTCAACTGGTTTTGGAATGACTCAAATTTGGAAAACATCTATGGCAATGGATAACACGACTCGTGCTACCGTGCTTAAGTATGAACCAAATGAGTTTGCTCGAATCTGGCGTGAAAAACTGATTGAACACAAGTGGGATATTGAAACATCATTGTTATTTGGATCGCAAGGTAGCGTTAGTAGTGTAAATTATACCCAAGGAGCTGTTGATTTTATTATCAATTATGGCAATATCTTTGACGGTTCTCAAATGGGTTCTACTGGCACAAAGTCTCAAGATGATTTTCTTGATGATTTAAGCAACTTTGTTGACCCAAGATACAATAATGCTAATGCAACATTGTTCATGGTTTCGACAGATGTATATAACTGGTTACATAAACTTAGTGGATATTTTTCTGCTAATATTAAACAAGTTGGTACACAGGGGGATTCTCTTGGTCGTGCTAACTTTAGTGTTGGTGGTAAGAAAAATGTTTATGGTGTAGACATTACACAGATTTATACTCCTTATGGAGTTATGAATGTGTCTCGTAATGTTCACTTAGATGGAACTACTATTAAGATGCTTGCCTGTAATATGCGGAATTGCAAATACAGACCGCTTGTTGGTAATGGATTAAATCGTGATACTGCGATTTATGTTGGCGTTCAAACACTAGAAAATAGTGGTGTTGACCGTAGAGTTGACCTAATTCAAACCGAAGCCGGTATGGAATGGCAGATGCCAGAATCCCATGCTGTGTGGAAATAGGAGTTTGAATTATGGCTAATCCTCTATACGGACAAAACAAAGCTGATAGTGCATTACAAAGTGCCCCTAAGATAGCAATTAGTGCTCAGTTGGATTTAACATCAACCGCTGCTGTTTATCCAGTGCTTGAAGTTCCAGCTGGTACTTATGTTCATTCCGTTCAAATCCTTGTGACTGCGGCAATTACTGCAGGCTCTATGGATATTGACATTGGTGATGGTGACGATGCAGATCGTTTCTATGATGGATGGGCAGCTGCTACTGGGGCTTTGGCATTAGGTTCAATCATTGATTGTCCTGGTGCAGGCGCTGGTGTTCAAGGTGGTCGTTATTATGTTGCTGCTGATACTATTGATATTGATATCAATACTGTCGCAAGCGCTGGTAAAGTAAGACTACTTGTACATTGCAGTAAGCTAGGAGCTCTTGCTCCAGCTAGCTTAGTTGACATACCTGTATCACAAGCACTTGCTGACTGATAAATCTTAAATTCGAGAGGTAATAGCTCGATATACGGATAAAGTGTAGGGCGGCTCGATACCTCCCTACACTACTAAAATTATGGCAGTGACAGACATACAGACAACGGTAAGCAACCTTACAGGGGTGAGTCCCTCTGCTAATACAGTGGAGGATGCCCAGAAGTTTGTGGTTGCCAGTATCCCTAAAGAATTATTATTGTTTGCTCAAAAAGTATCTTCATCATCCACTGATGGGAGTGCGATTAGTTTTTCAGTAAATGACTCTATTACAGATGTTCAG